TCAATCGCGTCAGCGATACAGTCAAAAGCACCGGCGGTCCATTCTTCTACACTACAATCTGGATTCTCGTTGAGTGTTACCCATACCATATTACCATGTTTAACTTCACAATGTAGTGGTTCTCCAGACGGTAGAGTTGACATCGTACCGGCTGGTTGGAGATACTGATCGTTGCGATATGCCTTTACCGCTTTCACGTCACCCGTACCAGTATTTACTGCTACTACGTTATGGCCCGCGATCTGTATCGTTCGGTAGTCACCCATGCCATACATCTCACTGATGTGGCACATAGGAACCCAAACTTTTGAAAAAATGTTTTCTTGTTCTTGTTTGTAGATATCGTGCGAGGAATAGATCTCGCTACTGATATGTTCTACCTTTGGAGCCTTTATCCATTGTTTATGATTTCTTGGTGGCATACAACCCTCCTTTAAAATGAGTTGCCGGATTCTGTTTCCAAGCTCCGGCGGGCTCATCAGCGCTATGCCGCTAGGGCGTAACCTGTAGGTGCAAAGTTATCGTTTGCATTTACTTCTTGAAGACTCAAACACCAGTCGATCCTATTTCGGCCCCATAAGCATGCACCTATGGTGAATATTGGTGGAGCCGTCGGGTACTGCCCCCGAGTCCTGTATGCCCTCTAACATCTTCAATTCTATTTATTATACCACAGATATTCACAAATGTAAACAGCTAATTCATGTGTCATTTTTTTGACACTATGGTGTGTCAAATTTTAACACGTGTCGGGTTTTTGACAGCATATAAATATAAATAGCTCTAGGAGATCACTAGGAGCACAACATTTAGAGGGATTAATATGCGTAATTATTTATTAATCGCTGCTCTTATAATGATTTCTGTGAACACAGCGATTGCACAAACAACATCGACAGTTAACACAGACTCGACATCTCGATCGTCTGTAGACACAGATGCAAATTCTAGAACAATAGTTATATCGCCACCACCGTCTGCCATATCACCAGGTGTAGGTTCATCCTCATCTGATCTATGTACCACTGGTGTGTCTGGTTCTGTACAGACTCAGATTCTAGGTTTATCAACCGGCGAAATGGTTCGTGACGAGAACTGTGAGAGATTGAAAATATCTAAGACTCTATATGATATGGGAATGAAAGTAGCTGCGGTATCAGTACTTTGTCAAGATCGTAGAGTTTATGATGCAATGGAGATGGCAGGCACACCTTGTCCTTACTTCGGTGAGATCGGAGACAGAGCAGCTGACGGATGGAAAGCTGATTCAGGTCGTATCCCACCAATAGAACAAGTGGAGACAAAAGGTGATGTTCAGAAACGTAACGCAGCGGTTGCTGCTGGTGGCATTTCTCTCGCTCTCTTACTGCTTCTCCTCTAACGCTCAAGTATTAGGAACGAGTGATTGCTCAACTGACGGAACTATTAATTTCGTCACTGGTACAGCGTGTGCTGAAGATCCTAATACTCATGCACAAACCGACCTACAAATATTTGATGGTGGCGGGCCACATCGGCAATCAGACTTCTGGAGTGGAAACCAAGGATTTGGTACCGCCATTGCTAACTATGGTAACGATAACGTTCAGCTTCAATTATTTGGTGAATCTATAAATGGTGATGCAACTTGGACCTATACCTCTCAAATTGTTTCAAGACTACTCCAACAATTAACAGGAGTCAAGATCGATGGATTTCAATACTCTTGGGAGTATAGAAAGTCAGATGATGCTCTTGCTTCAACCGGTTTGTGTCATGGACAGCAAACTAATGCTACAAGTTGTGACGACAAACTTGAGATTAGTTTTACCATAAAAGATAGTAGTGGTAAAACTGTTATAACTGATACTTTTAATTATGACGCAAATGCTACAGATGGCGTGTGGTACACTGAAAGCGGTTTAAGTTGGTTTAACAGTCAACTTGGATTCGGCACAGACATTGCAAGCTTTGATATTTCTGTTACAGGTGGTGACGGCGGTGATGGAGGTTACCACAATGGAGGAAGCTTCTTAGCTGGACCTCAGGTAAGAAGAATGACTGGAGATATTGTATTTAGTCAGGATATTTGCGCTATCAATACTTTACACGATCCAACATGTCCGGGCTATGCCAATGCGTTATACAATCAACAATGTACTGCGAATCCACTTTATGATCCTGGTTGTCCTGGATACGCTACAGCTCTACTAAATCAACAATGTACTGCGAATCCACTATATGATCCTTCTTGTCCTGGTTATCAAACTGCATATTATAACCAGCAGTGTACGAATGATCCAACCTCGGATCCTAGTTGTCCTGATTACTATATAGCAATGTGTGAAGAAGATCCACTTTTTGATCCAGGCTGCCAAGGATATGATACCGCGTACTTTAATCAGCAGTGTTCGTTAGATCCACAGTATGACACTACCTGTTCAGGATACGTTGACTTATCTGGTAACGATGGTGACTTTACAGTTTTGGATCCTTTAATTGACGACGTCTTATCGGTTGATACAGATATCGCTACTGGTGAACCTGAGTTTTATAGTGTTCCTACTGATGACTTTATGCAAGAAGAGTTGGTAATAGAACAGGAAACTGTAGAACTTGATGATGGTTTTCAAATAGTCGAAGATGACATTGATGAAGAACTCGGCGAACTCGAAATGATGGACGACATTGACTCGGAGATCGCTGCATTAGAATCAGAATCCACTGAAGAAGGAAGCCCCATCGATGCGATGATGGGTGGAGCAAAACAGGAGGATGACATTGAGAAGGAATTACAAGCTCTCGAAAAGGATACCGACGAGAGGGACGAGGAGTCGGTGGCACCGGAGGACGTACAGATCGCCAGTGAGGGCGATGAACTGGGTGGACAACCAGCACCCGGCCGATCAAAGCCGAAGCCAAACCCCGTTGATACAAAAAGACAAAAATTAAGACTACTTATCGCAATGAAAGCAATTGAAGCAGTCAAAGAACTTGAGGCTGCAGTTACATTAGAGCAACAGATGGACACTCAGCGTAGACTCCTCGCCTTAATCTCATTTGTACCAGATTTTAAGGACTACGCTGAGAAAGAACAGCTGAATCAGATTAACTTTTACCCACCGAAGCCAACGGTGGACCATGCATTTGCAAGATGGTTCCTGAACGATCCAACATTTGGCGCAATGGAGGAATTACAGTACCAATAACATACGATAGGAGTGGGGTATGTTTGCAGAGGCAATGGCAGGAATCGCCCTCGTAAAAGCGAGTGTAGAGTTTATAAAATCGAATATTGACACGGCAAAAGACATAGGTGAGATAGCTGGGGCTGTCGATGATCTATTCAAAGGCCAAGAAGAGATTGAAAAAAAGAGAAGTAAGAAGGCAGGTGTCGGCGGAGTTGCAGATCAACTTGGAATCAAATCGGTAGCTCAAGAAGTTATCGACGCTAAGCTCGCACAAGAGGCGATGCAAGAGATGCGTAATATGATTGACATGAGATTTGGTCCTGGAACTTTTAAGGAGATCGTAGACCTTAGAGCTAAAAGAATACAAGAAGAAAAAGAAAGAGTGCTTGAAGCTAAACGGCAACAGATTCAAAAAGATAAAGAAACTGCCGAAGCAATAAAGAATGGAGTAATGGTTGTCGGAGCGATTACCGTTGCTGTTGGTTTGTTCATATTCTTATTTACGGTGGTGATATGATAGATTGGAAAAAAGCACTGAAGGCTGGGTGGGAAGAATCTAAAAAGCAACCGTTTATTGACGGGCCAGATAAGTGGGCTCTTTATTTCTGCTTAGGATTCATGGCACTCATTTTAATATTATGATAGAGTATATTTTTGTTACCGTGTATCTGAGTGGTGTATCAGCTGCGCAATCTCATTCAAAGGGATTACAAACTGTGTGCGAGTATAGAATGGATGAAGAGATTAATTATAGAAAGAGTTGGTATCCAACTTATATTCATATTCCGTATGGTGACGCTTGTCCTCCATACATTAAAGAAAAACTAGACAAGCGTTACTATGGAGCCAAACCCACACCTTACAGGCAGTGGTTTCATTATAATAACAAACGGAGAAAATAAATGGCAGAAATAGAATACAGTGGAATCAAAGTAGGTGGATCTAAGCTTCTAATAATTCTTCCACTTATTGGTACGCTCGGTGGTGGTCTTTGGGCTGGCTTCGAGTTCTACAAAGACTACATGAATATGAAGGAGATCATTGCTAATATCGATACAGACGCGATAGCAGCTCGTAACGCTGTGCTTGAGACAAAACTCGATGAGGCTCTCGAATACTCACGTGACATTAAAAATGGTCTAAGAGAAGACATCGTTCGAATTGAACGTATCGTTGACAAAGTAGAAGACGACATCAATAATGTCGAAGACGACGTACGTGTAACGATTGACGATGCCGAAGAAAGGTTCGAGGTAAAACGACAAGATCTTTTGAACCAGTATGTGGCTCAAAAGGATCTATTGATTCGTGAGAATACCGCGACAAGAGATATATTAGAGACAAAGATTCAAAACTTAGAAGCTGATATGGAAAAGCAACTTCAGCGAGCTCTAGACAATCCTTTGGCTAATCGTAATTAGTCCTGTCCTGGTTCTTGTCCAGGATATGGCTTATCGAAAGCGCCTTTAATAATGTTGTCTGATTGCGTATCTGCTTGAATATCTTTTAAGACATTTTCAAGTTTAATGTTAACATCAAAGAGTTCATCTGAAGCGTCATCAAACTCTCTAAAGATGTCTCCATCTGTGATGGTGCTCGTGTGTTCGTTATCATGCATGGCCAAAGCGATAATGCCATAGTGAATAACTTTCTTTAGATCATCACGATTATGACCAGCCTTCTTACCATAACGTTGACAATACTTGATAACGTTACCTAGAGCAAAACCCATACCATGACCCATGTCTTCAATGATCTCGGTCGATTGGTATTGGTTTTGCGAATAGTGAGCGTCATAAGTAGAGTTAATGTAGTCCATCATCTCGTCGATGAGTTCATCTTCGCGGAACGCGTATTCAATTCTTGATGACATATTCATACTCCCTTAATTCTTCTTGAATGAGATCATAGTGCTCTATCGCAGCACGATGAACTTCATTATC